GTTTACAAGAGATATTAGATAATTATGATTTACAAAGAGTAAGAGCCAACAAGCAAATAAAAGAAGATTTAGGGATAACCAATAATAATGGCTATCCTTTTTTATTATTAAAAAACAATTAAGAAAGGGGATTATTATAATGAAAAAAGTTAATGTTGAGGTAAATGTATTAATTAATGATATGAAAAAAGATACAGAGGAAATAATTAAGAATCAAGAAAGAATTAGTCATACACTTGATGGTTTAATGGATGATAAAAGCAGAAGGCAATTTGAAGAAATAAAGAAACTTACACCTGATGAACAACGTAAATGGGCTACAGAAACAATTAATAAAATTGCTGAACAATATAGGGAATATATAAAGGGTGGTGATTATATTGGCTAAAACAACTATGCAAACACTAGATGAATTAACAGGTACTAGAAGATATTCCATGTTTGTTGTGTGGTATTGTGCCGACAAAGATACTAGGGAATCGTGGGAGGAATTTACTTCTAAGAACAATTATAAAAATATGGATTATAAGTATGCAGAAGAGAATTATTTATTAGATGAAAATATCCAAAAGGGCATTAAATATTATATGAAGTTGCAACACGCTGAAAAGATGAAAAATATCTATGATAAAATGTATCAACAAGCATTAAATGGTGATGTACAGTCGGCTAAATATTTGATGGACTTTAGTAAGGACTTCTTTGCAAGTGATAAGACAAGCGAACTTGATAATTTATTGAGTGGTATTGATTTAGGTGAAGAAGTTGATGATGATGAGTAGAAGGGTTATGACTAACGAGGAAAAATTAAAAAAGATACTTAATAATCCTAAGTTATGGATAGAGAACTTTTTACATATAGTCGACAAGCGTGGTAATTTAGTACCGTTTAAATTGAATGAGTTGCAAGATGATTTTTTAGGTAGTATGGATAAGTATAATATCATTTTAAAATCAAGACAATTAGGGTTTTCTGTATTAATGTTGGCTTATTCCTTGTGGATTGCAACTACACAATCTAATAGCACTTGCTTATTAATGAGTTATAGTATTGATAGTGCTACTGGAATTTTCGAGAAATTGAAACAGATGTATTATACTATACCTGATGTGATAAGACCTGAACTTATTAATAACAATAAAAAGGAATTAAAATTTAAAAACGGATCACGTATTATTGTTTCGACTTGTGGTAATAAAGATGTTGCCAGGGGACTAACTTTAAAGTTTTGTCACTTATCAGAAGTGGCTTTTATGAAAGATACATTACCTAAACAGTTACTTGCTATTGAACAAGCACTTGTACCTGATGGTAAAATTGTACTTGAATCTACTGCAAATGGCTTTAATTATTTTAGTGAGTTGTGGCAGAAGGCAAAGAATGGTGAGAATATGTATAAGCCTTACTTTGCTAACTGGTATGATAATAAAACTATGTTTGCTGATGATTATACAAATGCAGTAGAGATTTGGAAAGCAAGAAATAATGGTAAAGTATTAACTGTAGGTGAATTAGACAGTGAAGAATTAGATTTACATAGTAAAGGTGCTACCATAGAGCAATTAACATGGCGAAGGTTAAAAATTGCAAATGCTGGTGGTGGAGATAAGGGGTTATCAAACTTCTATCAAGAGTACCCTTCAACAGATATTCAAGCATTTATCACCACTGGTAATTCTGTATTTGACAGTAAAAAGATTGATGAACGTGAAAGGTATTTACCTAAACATCTTAATAGAAACGATTTAAAGGAACTTAACAATGTACTTAAACAATACATTAATAGTTCCTTATTTATTTGGGAAAAAGTTAAACCTGATACTAAGTATTTTTTGGGTGTGGATTCTGCCGAGGGCGTCGGACAAGATGCAAGTGTACTTGAAGTGTTTTCAGAGGAAGGAATCCAAGTTGCAGAGTTCAGAAATAACAAAATAGCACCACACTTATTTGCAGAAGTAGTTTATTATTTGGGACTTTATTATAACTATGGCTATTTAGTCATTGAAAAAGCAAGTGCAGGGCATACAGTTGTTTCTAAGTTGAGGTTTGATTATAAATATAGAAATATGCATATGCACAAAGAATATGATGCTAGAGGTAGGGCAAAGAAGAAAGTCGGCTATGTAACCAATAGCACCACTAAACCAATGATGATTAACGGATTTAGAGAAAAGTTTGAGGAAGGGCAAATAGTTATAAATAGTAAGACCTTATTGGAAGAGATGAAAGTATTTAAGATTGATGGTGATAAGATGGGAGCAATTAAGGGGTTTCATGATGATTGTGTAATGTCGGCTTGTATGTCTTTAGTTGGGCTTGATAGAGGAATTTGGTATATATAGTGAGGTGATAGTATGAATAATACAAGAGCATTATTTAGCACAATTATTGCAACTGTAGGTGTATATGCAACATGGTTATTTGGTGGTTGGGATATAGCAATACAAGTATTAGTTGCATTAATGATTATAGATTATATTACTGGTGTAATAGTGGCTTATATCAACGGTGAAATAGATAGTCGAATTGGATTTAAAGGTATTTTAAAGAAGGTATTGATACTTATAGCATTAATAGTCGGAGTGCTACTTGATAGATTAGTCGGCATTGAATGGACTTTTAGAACGGTTGTATGCTATTTCTTTATTGGGAATGAAGGTTGGTCAATATTAGAAAATATCGGTAAAACTGGACTGCCTTTACCTGAAAGATTAAAGGATAAGTTAGCACAGTTAAAAGATGAAGGGGGCAATATAGATGAATAGATTAGATAAATATATAAGTGATATGTATAGTAATAATCCTTATTGGTTTGCTGAAGAAGTCCAACAAGCACATCATATTAGTAGAATCTCTAAGGTATTGAATAATAAGGTATATCTTAATGGTAGACACTCAATATTGGAGAAAGAGGATATAAAGTATAAGGAAAAGGAATTAGTAACTGCTAAGACAATATTACAAACTGCAAAGAGCATTATTAAGTTTCATAATTCCTATATCATGGGTAAGAGGACTTCCATTATTGGTAGTGACGAGATGATAAAACATTATAATAATGTATTTAGACACGGCAAGTTTAATCTTACTAATTATAAGATAGTTGACACTCTAAATTGCTATGGAGATTGCTATGAGTATGTATATTATAATGGTAACAAGATTACAAGTAAACTTATTGCAAGTGAAGATGGATACCCAATTTATGATGATGAAGGAAATTATGTAGGATTTATTGAGCATTGGACAGATGCAATAAGCAATATCAGTTATTATTATATATATAGTGATAATAAAGTTGATAAAATTACTAATCGTGGTGGTAAGTATCTATTAGAGGAAAGTACAATTAATCTTACTGGACTACCGATACACTATATAAACGGTGAAAACAAGGAAAGTGAGAACTTTGGTAGAAGTATATTAGAAGATATTAGACCTATACTGGATAGGTTGGAGTATTTGATTAATAAAATGGATGACGCTATTACAGTGTTGTCACTTAATCCATTGGCTTATACTACAGGGCAAAGAATAGAAGGTACTGTATCAGCAGATGCCATAGGGTATGTACTTAATTTAGACGATGGTGAGTTTAAGTATGCAGTTGCTAATCTTGATAGTGCTAGTATTAAACTATTGTATGATGCACTGATTCAGCAATTACAAATGGTTGCAAGTGTACCATCTATTGCCTTTGGACAAACTAATATAGCCAATGTAAGTGAGGTTAGTTTAAAGTTGATATATCAGAACTTAGACAATCATTGTAAACAACTTGAAGTATATCTAAGAGATGGATTTAATGAGAGATTTGATAAGATAGAAGTATTACTAAATAAGAAGGGCATTAGGTTTAGTGATGAGGACTATTTAGATGTTCAATTTAATTATAATAGACCTATTGACAACTCTGAACAAATAGACCAATTATCTAAACAGTATGCAGATGGTGCTATTAGTAAACGTACCTACATTGAAAAGAGTCCATTGACTGATAATGTAGATGTAGAGTTAGAAAGGATTGCAGAAGAAGGAAGGACAGTTGAGGTTGTAGAGTAGGATTGGTTGTTGGGGTATGGTGTGTGTAGATGGGTTGTTTAGTGGGTTGTGGGGATATACGGTGTAGGGGTATGTATTAGTAAATATCTAAATGATAGGCGTTATCAATTAGGATATTAATAATAGGATAACATAATTGTTAAGATATTGTAATATTTCAGTTACAGAAATTCGGCTGTTAAATATACAATATATGGTATATGGAAATAACTGTATACTATATATTGTAACAAAACTGTAATAACTTTGTAACAATTCTGTAATATATCCATAATCTACCATATTATTAACCTACCATTAATGGAAATAACTGTAATAATAACTAGATATAATGGTCATTATATTGCATTAATAAGTATATGAAATCAAGATAAGTTGATAAATAATTAACTAAATACTTTAACATACTAACTTGCAAATAACTTTAAATTGATGTAAGTATTGAAATTCCAACGTTTGCAGGATATATACCTAACCCAACAAATACTATATTTATAGGTATGGATTTAGTTAATGTAATGGTTGAGGGTGTGGATAAGTTCGATACCCCTCTTTAGGAAATATGCCCATAGCAAACTCACATTTTTTCTACCAACCACTTTTTGACATTGTGTCTTGCTACCAAGATTATCTTTGCTCCATTGATTATCCTGACCACCATTCACCAACAAATCTAGTAAAATACACTATTACAAGAGAATAACTAATAAAAGTCGGTAGTCCTTTTTTAATTACCGAGATTTAGTTCGGCAATAACTATTCAACAGTAGTCAAA